AGACACAGATGCTCATCACCAACTACAACCACTACCTCGACATGCTCAGGTCTGTGACCGGCCTGAATGAGGCGAGAGACGGCTCTGACCCGGACCCGAACTCCCTTGTCGGTGTGCAGAAGTTGGCTGCATTGAACTCGAACACGGCCACACGCCACATCCTTGAGGCCGGCCTGTACATTTTCAAGACAATCGCGGAGGCGTTGACCTACCGGGTGGCGGATATCCTGCAGTATGCTGACTTCAAGGACGACTTCGCAAACAAGATTGGGAAGTACAACGTCGGAATCCTGAATGAAATCAAGGACCTGTACATCTACGACTTTGGTATCTTCATTGAAATCTCACCGGATGAAGAGCAGAAGCAGCAACTTGAGAACAACATCTCAATCGCCTTGCAGAAGGGAGACATCAACCTCGAGGACGCAATCGATATCCGGGAGCTCAGGAACATCAAGCTGGCGAATCAGCTTCTCAAGCTCAAGCGGGTCAAGAAGATGGAACGCGAGGAGAAGATGGAGATGCAAAAGCAGGCCATGGTGTCCCAGCAGCAGCTCAAGTCCCAAGAGATGGCATCGCAGCTTTCGCTACAGAAGATTCAGATGGAGACTCAAAAAGCCATACAAATAAAGCAGGCCGAGATTGCATTTGAAATCGAGAAGCTCAGGGAAGAGGCGAACCTGAAGAAGCTGTTGATGGCCGAGGAGTTCAAATACACGCAGCAGATTTCCGCGATGACCAATGACAATCTTTCAAAGCGCGAGCGCGAACGTGAGATTGAGAAATCAAAGCGAATCAGCCAGCAGAACACCCAACAGAGCAACCTTATCAACCAGAGGAAGCTGAATTTACCACCCCTGAATTTCGAATCCAACGAGGACTCGCTGGACGGATTCGGCATGGAGGAATTCAACCCAAGATGACATTTGAAAAATTTTCACTAAAATTGCAATGTAATGGAATTTACGGTAAGAGAAATACCTAGCGTAGGCGAAACCAAGAGCCTTCCTCAGCGTGAAGCGGAAATCATTGCCGCTGCAACAGAGGAGCCAACTCAGGGCGCACAGGTCGAGTCGGCATCCGCCGAGCCGGCTGATGATGGTCTGGACGAGGGAAAGGTCTTGTCATACCTGAGCAAGAGGTACAACAAGGAAATCAAGTCGTTCGACGAGCTTTCTCGCGAGCGTGAGGAATCCGAGCCGCTTCCAGAGGATGTGTCTGCATTCCTGACGTTCAAGAAAGAAACCGGACGCGGGATTCAAGACTTCATCAAACTTCAGGCGGACTATGAGTCCATGGACCCCGATGCCATGTTGAAGAGCTATCTCCGGGAGACCGAGGAAGGCCTTGACGACGACGACATCGATGCCATGATGGACGATTACTCGTATGACGAGGAGCTCGACGACGAAACCACCGTGAAGAAGGCCAAACTGGCCAAAAAGAAAATGATTGCCAAGGCGAAGTCCTACTTCGCTGAGCAGAAGGAAAAGTACAAAGTCCCGCTTGAGTCAAGCCGGGCTTCCATTCCAGATGCTGAGCGTGAGGAGTACGAGTCCTACAAGCAATACATGCAGCAGTCAAAAACGCTCCAAGAGGAGCAAGAGCGCAAGCGTCAATGGTTCTCCAAGAAAACCGACGAGTTGTTCAGTCAGGAATTCAAAGGTTTTGAGTTCAATGTGAAGGACAAGAAAATTGTGTTCTCGCCCGGTACTTCATCCGAGCTGAAGTCTCTTCAGTCGAATCCGTCCAATTTCATCTCAAAGTATTTGGATGAGAGCGGACTGATTAAGGATGCAGCCGGATATCACAAGGCGTTATCTGTTGCGATGAACCCTGAAAAATTCGCCCAGTTCTTTTATGAGCAGGGAATGGCCGATGCTGCTGATGGCCTTGACCGAAAAATCAAGAACATCAACATGTCTGAGCGTCAGACCCCTCAATTCATCAACAAGGGCGGGGTTCAAATCCGGGAAGTCAATCCGTCCCACGGGAGAGGGTTGAAAATCCGGAGCGCAAAAAAAGTGTGACATTAACCGAGAACAACTACAATGGCAGTATTAGGAACTCCTACTTATCAGCTTCAGCCGAGTGCTGAGCAGATTCCACTTTCGACGAACTACCTTGACCCGAACAACGACTTCGACTTCTTCCAGAAGTATCTCCCCGATACCTATGAGAAGGAATTCGAGCGTTACGGGAATCGCAGCGTTTCGTCTTTCCTCCGCATGGTCGGAGCTGAATTGCCGTCAGTCTCTGACGCTATTCGCTGGGCAGAGCAGGGTCGTCTGCACATCAAGTACAATGACGTGACGGCTGACACCGTGGCTCCAACAGACACGGCTTCTTTCACAATCAACGGCTTGACATCGACCATGGCAATCCGCCCGGGCCAGACTGTCCTCATCTCCCAGAACACGACAGGAGAAGGCAACCACGCCCTTGTGACAGCTGTTGACACGGCATTGGGTACATTCGATGTCGCATACTACGAAGCTGGTGGTCAGGCATTTGCCCAAGGAGACACTGTGTCCGTGTTCATTTACGGCTCCGAATTCCTCAAAGGCACTGGCGGAATGACCGGCTCCCTCGAGGCTGAATCTGAGGTGTTTTACAACACACCAATCATCCTGAAGGACAAGTACGCTGTCAACGGCTCCGACATGGCCCAAATCGGCTGGATTGAAGTCACCACCGAGAACGGCGCAAGCGGTTACCTGTGGTACTTGAAGTCCGAGCACGAGACCCGTCTCCGCTTTGACGATTACTTGGAAACCGCCATGCTCGAGGCTGTTCCAGCCGAACCCGGCTCCGGTGTTATCGCCAACACTTCTTTTGGAAACAAGGGAACTGAAGGTGTCTTCTATGTGGTGAACGACCGCGGCAACGTGTGGGGTGCTGGTAACCCGACGACGCTGGCCGACTTCGACACCATCGTCACACGTCTCGACCGCCAAGGCGCAATCGAGGAGAACGCAATCTTCGTGAACCGCGACTTCTCCTTCGACATCGATGACATGCTGGCTGAGTTGAACGGCTTCAATACCGGTGGTGGTGCGTCAAACGCAGCTTCCTTCGGTTTGTTCGACAACGACACCCAGATGGCGTTGAATCTTGGCTTCAGCGGTTTCCGCCGTGGCTACGACTTCTACAAGTCTGAGTGGAAGTACCTGAACGACCCGACCATGCGTGGCGCGATGCCTGCCGCTGGTGCTGGTTCCACCACAGCCAACACCATCACTGGTCTGTTGGTCCCGGCTGGCTCCACCACCGTGTACGACCAGATTCTTGGCAAGAACGCCAAGCGTCCGTTCCTGCACGTCCGCTACCGCGCTTCTGAGACCGAAAATCGCCGTTACAAGACGTGGATTACCGGCTCTGCTGGCGGTGCAAAGACAAGCGACCTCGACGCGATGGAAATCCACTTCCTCTCCGAGCGTTGCGTGTGCACCTTGGGCGCGAACAACTTCTTCCTCTTCCGCTACGGCGCATGATGACGGAGTGATTAAGTGAACAAAGGGAGGTAACTTCAAGGTTACCTCCCATTTTTAATCCTGAAAATCAAATTTTATGAAATCCGCAAAAGTTCAAAAGAGCCCGAACAAGCAAGCAGACGGGTCCAAGACCTACAAGCTGAAGTCACGCCGGGTCCCTCTTTCATTCATCCTTGCATCGAGAAATACCAAGCGGGTCCCGCTGCTGTATTACGATGAGGACCAAAATATCAACCGCCCGCTTCGCTACGCACGCAACCAGCGTTCCCCGTTCGAGGACGAGCAGGATGGAAACGCAATCCTCGAGCCGGTAATCTTTGAGAACGGCTTTCTGAGTGTTCCAAAAACAAATCCAGTCCTTCAGGCCTTCCTTCACTACCACCCCCAGAACGGGATTGTGTTTGAAGAGGTCAACACGGAGAAGGACGCAGCTGCTCAGCTCGAGAAAATCAACTGGGAAGTTGATGCGCTCATCAAGGCAAAGGAGCTCAGCATCCACGAGGTCGAGCGTATTGGTCGCGTGCTGTTCAACCGGGACACAAGCCGTGTCACGACCGCAGAGCTTCGCCGCGACATTTTGGTCTTCGCGAGAAGCCATCCGCACCGCTTTCTTGCCGCGATGAGCGACCCGGCACTCGAGCTGAAGTCAGAGATTCGTCTCTTCTTCGACAAGGGCCTTCTCATCCACAAGAACAACGGCAAGGAGGTGTGGTACAACACGCCAACGAACAAGAAAAAGATGCTCGCCGTGCCGTTCGGAGAGGATGTTTACGAGCTCATCTCGATGTACCTCAAGACCGACGAGGGAATCGAATCACTGAAAATGCTGAAGCACCATTTGGCTTCCGAGTGACAGGTTGCCGAAAGGCTTAATATAGATTGGATTGGAAACGCAGGGGTTGGAGACAACCCCTGTTTTTTTGTTACCTTTGTCAAAAATGAGCCGGGATGATAAATTCAGTTCGTAATACTGTGCTGGCCGTTCTGAACAAGAACAACTACGGGTACATCTCCCCGTCAGACTTCAACCTGTTTGCCAAGCAGGCTCAGCTTGAGGTCTTTGACGAGATGATGTCCGAGTACAACAAGGCCATCAACAGGGCAAACATCCGGAGGTCCGGAACAGGATATGCCGATGAGAAGAAGGGGATTGAGGAGGCCATGGATGTCTTTTCTGTCACCAAGTTCCTGCTTCGTGACACTGCGAACAAGTTCTTCCTGCCCAGTCAGGTCACAACCAATGACGACTACTACCTGATTAACAAGGTGTTGTGCTACAGCACCGTGTTGCAGGCCGGAACGAGCTCAGGCAACGTCATCAACTCTCTGTTCGACTCGACCGCTTTGTTCATCACGAATGGTGTCACCGAGGGGGATATCGTGGTCAACACGGCCACGGACGTTGAAGCCATCGTGACCAACGTCATAAGCGAGACGACGATTCAGCTGTCTGCCGACATCTTCACTGCATTCCCTGAGGGGTATGCGGTCTATGACGCGGACGATGCGAGGGAGGCCGAGAAGGTGTCACACAGCAAAATCACGATGCTGAACATGTCGAACCTGACGAAGCCGAACACTTACTACCCGGCCTACTCTCAGGAGGAGCTCTTGATGAGCGTGTTCCCGTCCACCATCCGGTCGAATGGCCGGGTGCAGGCGCAGTACCTGAGGTATCCGAAAGACCCGAAATGGACCTACGTTACGCTCACCAACGGAGAGCCGTCCTTCGACCAGAGCCAGCCGGACTATCAGGATTTTGAGGTCCCCATCGAGGACGAGGTCACCCTTGTGGTGAAGATTCTCCAGTACGCAGGGATTTCCATCCGCGAGAACGAGGTTTACACCTACGCGAAGATTGAAGAGCGCGAGGCCAGTCAACAACAACAACCTGAGCAATAATGGCATACCTTTCAGCGTTCCAGTACTACAATGACCAGAGCAACTGGGGGTCCTACCAGTTTGTGAGCCTGCATGACATCGTGAACAACTTCATGCTGATGTATGCCGGCAACCACTCGCTCGTGAACAACGAGGACCGGTTCAAAGTCCTGTTCCATGCGAAGCGTGCGATTCAGGAACTGAACTATGACGCATTCAAAGAGGTCAAGGTTCTCGAGTTGAGCGTGTGCGACACGCTCCGGTTTGTGCTTCCCCATGACTACGTCAACTGGGTACGCATCTCTGTCTACAGGGACGGGGTCCTCAGGCCCATGACGGAGAACATTCAGGCAATCTCTTCGAACGCATACCTTCAGGACAACAACTGCAACATCTTGTTCGACCAGAACGGGGACATCCTGCAGCCGCAGCATTCTACAATCGACTACGACCGAATCAAGGGAACGCTGAAGAGCCAGTACCTCAATCCGGGCAACCAGTTCGACGGGCAGTGGGGGTGGTTTGTTGACGGGTCATGGTATTTCGACTACGGAATCGGCAGGCGTTTTGGTCTCGAGACCGAGACTGCGAACCGCAACCAGACGTTCAGAATCGACAGCAAGGCCGGTGTCATCAACTTCAGCTCCGACATGTCGGGAGAGCTGTGTATCTTGGAATACATTTCCGACGGAATGGAAAGCGGAGACGATTCAAAGGTGGCTGTGAATAAGTTGTTCGAAAAATACGTCTACGCATACATCGAGTACGAAATCATCAATCACAAGGTTGGTGTTCAGGAGTATGTGGTGTCCCGGGCCCGCAAGGAAAAGGGAGCCCTTCTCAGGAACGCCAAGATACGCATTGGGAACATTCACCCGGGCCGGTTGCTGATGAGCCTCAGGGGACGCGACAAATGGATTAAGTGACATGGCGAATCTTTCAAGGAATTTCATTGCCGGCAAGATGAACAAGGCGTTGGATACGCGCATCATCCCAGATGGTGAGTATATCCATGCGCTCAACTGCAGGCTTGGCTCTTCCGAGGGCAGCGACATCGGTGCGCTTGAGAACTCAAAGGGCAACGAGCAGCTCACTCAAATCCAGTACGTCGATGGGACCGCCCTGAGCGCGAACGCCCGGACAATCGGGTCATACGAGGACGGGGCGAACGAGACCATCTACTGGTTCGTGCATGACCCGTCTTTCTCCCTTGGGGCCACCGGGAAGCTCGACATGATTGTGTCGTTCAACGTGCAGACGAACGTCCTGACATACCACGTCGTGAGCATCGACGATGGTGGCGGCGTGAACACGACCCTGAACTTCAATCCGCTGTACGTCATCACCGGGGTGAACTTGGTGGATTCGAACAGCGAGGGCATGCTGTTCTGGACCGACGACTACAACGCTCCGCGGTTCATCAATGTGCTACGGACCTATCCAACGCCTCTGTTCCTGCTTGACCAGTTCTCAGCCGAGTCGCTGCTCGTCATCAAGAAGCCTCCGGTGACATCTCCGGAGATTCTTCCGGTGAACACCGGAAGCGAGGAGAACTTCATGGAGGAGCGGTTCATCTGCTTCGGCTACAGGTACAGGTACGCAGACAACGAGTACTCTGCAACGTCCCAGTTCTCTGAGCCTGCGTTCAACCCGGGAGTATTCAGTTTTAGCGTCGAGAGCTTCCTGAACGAGGGCATGGTGAACACGAGCAACTCTGTCATCATCACGTTCAACACTGGCGGGCCGCTGGTGGTTGGTATCGACCTCTTGTTCAAGGAGGCCGGGAACAACACCATCAAGGTGATTGAGAAGCTGGACAAGGCCACGATGGGCTATGCCGACAACGTGAACCAGACCTACACGTTCACCAACTCAAAGATTTTCACGGTTCTCCCGGAGGCTGAGCTTCTCAGGTTGTACGACAACGTGCCCCGGTTTGCCAAGGCCCAGACAATCATGGGCAACAGGCTCGTGTACGGGAACTACGTCGAGGGGTACGACATCATTGACAAGAACGGCAACGATGTCAGGCTCGACTACGTCGCTTCACTTAAAAGTGAACTCATCAACAACACAGATGTCTACGACGGAACGATTGACGGGAATTACATCCTCGGAAGCATCGAGACCATTGCTGACAGCATCTTGGAGATTGACTTGACTTCGGTTGCAGGCGACCTTGTTGCCGGGGCTGTCATCAACATCAACATGTCGGTCTCGAACGTGAAATACGTCGGGAACACGCCATACCCAAGCACAAAGACTCAGGATGTAGACGTGAGCTGGTCGTTCGTTTTGCCGAGAGACTACGCCACCGTTTACGACTTGGCGACAAGCACCGAGTTTACCGATGCTGTTGGAACAGCTGGAACAATCTTGCCGGTGTGGGCTTCTATTGGACCAACATCATGCGACGGCTCCACGTTCACGGACGTGTATAACTGCGCCATGCCAAACGCACAAGCAGGAAACCCCGCCCCGTCACCAAGCCCCCCGGTATTCAAATACAGGAGCGGAATATCGGGTGGAGGACAGCCAATCGCAATTTCTGCATCAATCGGCAGCAATGTCATCGGGTTTCAAATCCCGGCAATGCACTACGTCGAGGACCCAGCAACATACACCCCGGTTCAGTACGAGGTGTATGAGTTCTGCAATATCGTGAGTGCAGATGCCACGTTCGTAAACATCTCGAACGTGAAGAGCCTGCACAGCAACAGGGGGTATGAGGTTGGCATCGTCTACATGGACGAGTTCAACAGGGCATCCACGGCACTCGTGAGCAACAACAACACGGTCCACGTTCCGTGCTCCTACAGCAACCAAAAGAACAGCATCTGGGTCACGATTCCAATCACCCAGATTGCTCCTGAGTGGGCTACCCGGTACAAGTTTGTGCTCAAGGCCGACAGGGAAAACTACGAGACTATTTACGCCAACATCTTCTTCTTGGACCCCGCCACTGCCGCTGCCTACATCTTGCTCGAGGGTGAGAATGCAAGGAAGGTAGAGACTGGTGACAGGCTTATTGTGAAGGCCGACAGCTCCGGCCCGGGCATCAACTGCAAATACGTCACGGTTCTCGAAAAAGAAGCAAAAGAGGAGGGTTTCCTTACAATCCCGAGCACACTCGACCCCAACGTGGATGTGAATGTCCCGTCTGGCGTGTACATGAAGGTGAACCCGAATGCGCTGTCTCTTATTGTTGACGAACTCTCGTACATCAACTACGGGACAAAGAGTGCGACATCGAAGAAAAACAACCGGGGTCCATTTGTAAACTATCCGCTTGGAAGATATGACAGCACACTTGGAAAATGGATAGACTACGATATCCCGGCGGGAAGCCGAATCATTTTTGACTTCGAGTTCGATAGGAGAGGAGCAAGCAGCGGAACAGGTAACTGTGAGAAAAGATATTACAAGCTCACTAAGACACTTGTTTCGACATCAAACTACAACAACTTTAAGGATTGGTTTGACGGGGACAATATCGACCAAATCCTGAACGATGGTTTTGAGGAGGTAGGAGGCACTGGATGTTCAATAGGAAACACATACAATCCCGTACTTTTTACGGGTGCAATCGGCGGGATAACAGGAACAACTACCCTTGCTGACCTTTGTAATAACAAGTATCAATTCGTACGAGACAATACCGCTCCGGGTAACCCGTACAGCGAACTGCTTGCTCTTAACATCAGCGGCACAATCGCCTGCGGAGTGTCCAAGGCGGGCAATTCCAACCTCAAGGTGAGCATATCTGTCTTCAGGGCTGACAACACCTTGATTTTTGAAACTGAGCCATCAGACACGCTCCCAGACGTGTTTTTCGAGAACCATGTTTCGTTCCCGATTGACACGGCCACAGGATACCACTTGTCCAACGGGAAAGATGATGAGCAGGACCAGACAGGAGCGCAGCCGGCAATCCTGTCAACGGAGTTCTTCAACTGCTACGCCTTTGGCAACGGAGCCGAATCGTACAAGGTCCGGGACTCCGTGGTCGGCAAGACCTTCAATCTCGGCAACCGGGTGACATCGGTAGCTGCTCAGGACTACAAGGAGGCCGACCGGTTCGCAGACCTGACGTATTCCGGAGTCTACAACGACGAGAGCAACGTCAACAGGCTGAACGCATTCAACATGGGCTTGCTCAACTTCAAGGCCTTGGAGGACTCGTTCGGCCCGGTCATGCTGATTGACGGACGCGAGACCGATATCCTTACACTGCAAGAAGACAAGATTTCCTATGTACTGGCTGGTAAGAATCTGCTCTCTGATTCCGCTGCGGGTGGTGCAATCACGTCTGTGCCCGAGGTACTGGGGACTCAGATTGCTCGCATCGAGAAATTCGGAATAAGTTTCAACCCTGAGTCGTTCGCCAAGTGGGGCTCTGACAAGTTCTTCACGGACGCGAAGCGCGGGGCTGTAATCCAACTCAAGGGCGACTCGTACAACAACGAGCAGATGCGCGTGGTTTCTGACGCGGGTATGCGCCCGTGGTTCCGGGACATGTTCATCGCTTCCCTGATGACGCAGAAGGTCGGAGGGTACGACCCGTACATGACGGAGTACGTCCTGTCAACAAACGACACACCGGTCCCGGTTCCTGACGACTGCGTGGAGTGCGGTTTCAAGAGGACGGTGACCATCCCTGACCCTGAGCTTCCGCTTGAGTTCTGCGTGGACCTGAGCGTGCTTATCGGGGACTTCGATGTTGACTGGTCCATTGTCAGCCTCACCCCCGGCGACACAATCAACGTGTCCGTCACGTTTGATGGCGTGACCACGACCTCTGGCGACGTTACCACAGGAGGCACGCTCACAATCAACAAGCCGGGTGTCTCTCCGACGACCGCGACCATCTTGGTCACAACGACGGGAACCGCCTCAATCAAAATCAACGTGCAGTGCCCGGTCGCAACGCCCCTTACTATCATTGAGGTGGTGCTGACCGACCCGATAGATGTAGGCCTTTTCATCCACGCTGAGTACCTGTGGGAAGACAGCCCGTATGTGAGCCCCACGACATCGAACATCGTGACGTTCCAGCCGGGCCCCGGCCTGCCTCTGGTATCGCGCTATGTCTCGACAGCGGGCTTCCAAGGCTCGGGCAGCTTTCCTCTTGACGGAGCAGACGTGCGAATCCAGTCGAACAAGATTGGCTTCGACAACTTCGACTTCAACCCGTCTCTGAACGGCTTCAGGTGGCTCAGGTCGAACACGCTGTACGCGAACACGGCACTGGACATCTCCGCGCTGCTCGCAGCATCCACGGTGGCATCGCCAAACGTGGGAGCGTCCCCTACCTACTACGCGGACTTTGTCATGCCGGCATCGGCCGACCAGTACCTGTACCTGATTTGGGACTTCAGGACTCCTCGCGAGGTGACGCTTTGCTTTGAGAAAGGAAATGCATTCGACGCATGCTGCGGATGCGACCTTTGCGAAGAGCTTTGCAGGACCTATTCAATCTACAACGAGGCGGACGAAAACGCGAACGTGGGATACACGGACTGCGACACGGGAACCTACATTATCGCTGGTGTGCCGCTCGGGACGACCGTGCTTTGCTCCTCGACCATACCGGTCCCGTACAGGGATTCAGATTTGGTAATCACAGAATCCGTTTGCGGTTGTAATATTGTGACTTGATATGGCTACCACTGGAACATACTACCTGAATGCAGCCACACTGGCTGATGCCACCGCTGTGTTCAGCGATGCGGCCATGACCACATGCGCTCCGGACGGATACTACAGCGATGGGACAATCGTCCGGGAGCTGCTTGGATGCGTCCTGCAGCCTGTCAATCCGTGCCCGCTGTGTGTTACAGAGTGCAGCGGAACAACAATCACGTTCTTGGCCACCCCGGGAACCGGAGTGTTTGACCTTGACATCGACACAGGCTCGGCCCTTGGTGCAATCATCATCGAGTTCAATCCGGTGCAAGTGCCCATGGGATTCATGGCATTCTTCGGGACAACCTACAACGGCCTCAGCTCAAGCCTTCACGGGTGGCTGCAATCCGGGGACCCGTTCACGCCGACGTACCTTGGCGAGACGGCATCGGACTGCGGGATGGTCGCGGGCAGTCCGCACTCGCTTGATGAGTACGAGTACATCTCCGGCTCGTTCCAAGCCACAAGCAACATCCTCAGCGTGACGGTGACGGCCCCTGAGCTGCAGCTCACGGCTGTGTCTCCGACCAAGTGCATCATGGTGATACCGAAGGCGACCAACTTCAATACCATCGTCCACAACACCATCACGTCCGTTTGCGGGAGTCCGGGTAACTTCGAGGTTACCGTGAACTGCCCGGCTCCGCTCATCTCGTGGGCAAGCGGCAAGGTCGAGGCCACAGGTGACGACGCATGCTTGTCACCGGCAACGAAGACGAGCTACGTCGCCCATGTCAACGGGGCCGCTGGTGTCCTTGGCATGTACGACTTGGTATTTGCAGACCAGAATGGTGTCACACCGCTTTCCGCTGGCTTCTACAACACCGGAGCGATGAGCGGGTCTTGGAACTGGGTAGAGGTTGATGCCAATGGTGTCGTAATCGGTTTTGGTGTCTGCGGACCTGAGACAAGGTACATCGTCGAGCGTTGCTACTCATCCCCTGCAGACCAGCGGGTAATCACGACGGCAATGCCGCTTTCGATTGGCGACTTCGTCCTGCTTGATGCCACTGGATACGGAGAGTGCTCTTGGGAGGTAATTTCCACGACGCTAGACCCTGAGGACACCACGTTCCTCGGAATGGCCACTGGAGACTGCACGGACCAGTGCAGCCAGCTAAAACTGACCAACACAGGTCTGGTTGACATCGAGATGATTTACACGGCATGCGACGGGACCGCGGTGTCCGGGATATTCATCACCCCGGGGGACGTGGTCAGGATTTGCGCCCGTGAATACGATGCAATCATCCCTGCAGACCTGACGATTGAGTTCGAAAACTGCTCGTGCGACTACACGTTCAACTACCTATTGAGCCTGTGTGGCGAACCCGCGACAGAGGTTGTGGCATCTTCGGACACGGAGATGACCATCGGGTGGCTCGTGAAAGTGAGCGACCCTGCATACGCAGACTGCTGGTTTGAGGTATTGGCCGAGGAACTGGTCGACCTTCCGACGACGAACATCGTCGACAACAACGCAGGAGCGTTCGGATGCGAAGACACTTGCGTGAGGTACGAGGCCGAGAATACCGGGCTCATCACCGCCACGGTCGAGTACACCACCTGTGACGATACGCCGATGACGGTCTCCGTAGGAGTTGGGTTGTCCGTGCTGGTCTGCGCGAGGCCGGGGACTGTTTCTGTGACAGCCGGAACCGGCACTGTCACCTTCATTGGATGCGATTGCGGAGGAGCATAAAATGGCCGACTACACACTGACATACGACGACGGGGTTGAAGGATGGACATCCTTCTTCTCCTTCATTCCGGACTGGATGCAGGGCATGAACCAGTTCTTCTACACGTTCAAGGGCGGTAACCTTTACAAGCACAATTCAAACCCGGTGAGGAACAACTTCTACGGGGTGCAGTATAACTCGCAGATTCAGAGCGTGTTCAATGACGTGCCACTGGAGAATAAGCTGTTCAAGACGCTGAACCTCGAAGGTGACGACGCTTGGGGGGCCACGCTGGTGACCGACATCCAAGACACCGGATTCATCGATGCCGCTTGGTTCGAGAAGAAGGAGCAGTCTTGGTACGCATTCGTGAGGAATTCAGGGACGACCCCGGCAGACCCGGTCCAGAACTACCCGCTACGCTCGCTGAACGGAATCGGAAGGAGCGTCTCAATCGACGCGACTAACCCGGCTGCGGTAATCATCAACTTCTCGATTTCCCCTCTTGTGGCCATCGGGAAAATAATCAGCATCGGTGACAACCTATACCTGACGCTCCCGCCATCTTACAGCACGCCAGTGTTTGTGGGTGAGGTCGTGAACGTCGTGGTGAACTACCGGGGCGGAGACAACTACATCGTGGTCGATACAACGGTTCCGAGCGGCAGCATTCCGGGCATTCAGGATGCGTACTACATGTTCATCAAGAACTCGGTCGCCGAGTCCCATGGCGTGCTTGGACACTGGTGCGTCTTCACGCTGACGAACACCGAGACGGACCGCAGCGAGTTGTTCGCTGTAGAATCTTCTGTGATGAAGAGTTTTCCGTAAAAGCAGTATCTTTGGGGTAACTTCAAAGTTACTTTCGAGATGCAAATCAGGATACTCAGCCACGAAGACTACGACAACATCCTGTGCGGATGGTGGAAGGATTGGGGCTGGCAGGCTCCTTCGAGGGATTTTTTGCCCGAGAAAGGAACCGGTGGCATGATTGTTTTCGATGACGAGACACCGGTCTGCGCCGGATTCATGTACGCCACGAACAGCGGGGTGGCATGGGTCGACTGGATTATCTCAGACAAGGACTACCGGGGAGAGAGCCGCCAAGAGGCGATTGAGCTCTTGGTATCGTCGCTCACGGCTGTGGCCACGGCATCCGGATACAAGTTCGCATACGCCCTCATCAAGCACGAGAGTTTGATGCACGCATACATGGCGAGCGGATACATTAAAGGGGATAGTTACACAAACGAAATGATTAAGGCTCTCTGATATGGCAGCTTTCACAACAATAGCAGCAGGCGTGGGATTGGCAGCAACGGCAGCAACAACCGGCATGTCGTTCGCTCAGGCCAGCAAACAAAAGAAACTCCAGCGCGAGGCAGAGTCCGCCGCGAAGGCGATGATGGACGATGCTCGCAAGAAGCTGGACGTGAATTTCTACGACCAGCTTGCAATCCAGAAGGAGCCATACGAGCTCGAGCGCGAGGCGATGATTGCAGCCGGGGCTCAGGCCATTGAGGCCGGTGTCGAGAGCGAGCGCGGAGCAGCTGCGACAGCAGGCCGGGTGCAGATGGCCCAGAACGCAGGCCAGCGTGAGATTGCCTCAGCGATGGGTCAGGAGATGCTTGGCCTCAAGAAGCTGTCCGCAGCAGAGGACTCGAGGCTTCGCGACGTGAATGTCGACCTCAACTTAGAGGAAGCAGCCGGGGCCCAAATGGCGGCTGCAAACGCTCAGGAGGCAGCAAACGCAGCAACGCTTGCTGGCGTTGAGGGAATCGTCAGCATGGGGCAACAAGCCGCAGCTGCAGCACCTCTGTATGCGAAGGATAGGGGGGCACAACAGGCTGCAATATCAAAGCTCCAGATGACACCTGAGCAAATGTCTCAGTTTGGAAGTGTCAAGAACTACGAAGGCTCTACGCTTGGAGAAGCCGGGGCCGGATTCACAAACCTTGACTTCGAGAAAATCGGTCAAATGGGACGTGGGGAGTTCAAGAACTTCTTGGGGGCATTAAGCCCCGAGCAGAAATCGGCATTGATGTACAATCAGGACTACATGAAGATGTACGAATCATTTGTAAATCCTTTCGCAGCAGCATATAACCGATAAGCCATGGCAGGAACATTCTACAAATACGCCGAGCGCAACGTCGAAAGCCAGATTAACTGGGGCGAGGTTGGGAAGAGCGTGGTCGACATGCTCCGTGAGGAGGCCAACCTTCGCGAGGAGAAAAAGGCTGCAATCGACGAGGCCACAAGGGAGCAGCTTGAAACGCTGAAGAATGCCCCGCTTGGCGACAATGAAAACCTCAACTCGTTCACGCTTAACCTTTCAGCAGAAGGGCAGAACACCATTTTGATGAATCAGAGGCTGCTCAAGTCGGGACAAATGAACCCGAAGGACTACCTTCTCATGGTTCAAAACCTGAATGGAGACACAAACCTGATGTACGAGACTGCAAAGGGCTTGCAGGAGAAGTATTCCGAGGTGATGACAAGGCTCCAGAACAAGGAAAATCAGACAGCCGAGGTTTATCTTACCGAGCAAGTTGAAAATTTTGCAAAATTCCAAGGGACATCTGCAAAGGTAAACCCTGTTACTGGAGTTCTTGAGATAGCCCAAATGGTAAAGGACCCTAAAACAGGGCAAATGGTTATCGGAAAGTCATTGTCGGTAAAGGACTTGGCTAATTTCTCAAATATCAGGCTTAACAGGTTTGACGTTGATGCCGCAAATGCGAAGTCTGTGGACGGGCTTGGAATA